GGTATCGGTGACTCAGCAGGCAACGGCCTGATCTAGGTCCGTTTTCTGATCGTTTATTTTCGAAGGAGTTCACATGGATGCTATTCCTGTGATTTTGAAGTCCCTTTTACCACGTCCAACTGAGTCAATCATTTGTTCTGATCTTACCCATAAGCAAGTGGCGCTCATACAGCTTCACGAATCAATTGTGAAGAAATACGAGCCCACCGGGGAAAATCAGGCGGCTGACAAAGCAGCGTTAGATCTCTTTATCGAGTCTAGCGAACTGTGCAAGCTCTGGGAACCTGACGAAACAAGCTACCACTACTCGACAATGTGTCGAGCACGTGAGCTCTTGAAACGCAGGTTCTTCGGAGGCGAGCTTCAGGCACCGAGAGTCACTTTAGCGAAAGCTTTAGATCGACTCAAGCCTGGTCCTGGCAGCAGCCTTGGGGCGAAAGGGCAGACCGATTTTATCGGTAAGCTCTTCTTTTCCAAGCTGTCTACCTACGACAAGTCGTTGTGGCGCTACTATAAGGACAACGTTCCGACCATCTGGAAAGCCGCCGAACATAAACGGCAAAAACAGTACGGTGAATGTTGCATTGTAAAATCTTCAAAGCTGACCTACGCAAAGAAGTACTTTAATGTTTCGCGAGTTATTAATACGGAGGCCTCGGTTGAGATGTTATTTCAACTGGGGGTAGGTGATCTGCTTGAAGACTGTCTGCAGGACTGGTTTAATATCAGTCTAGACACACAGCCAACAATTAACAGATTCCTTGCAAGGATCGGGTCACTGTATGGCAGCCATGCCACAGTTGACTTGAAATCCGCCTCCGACTTAATTTCTCAGCGTTTTACTAGTTGGTTCTTTTGCCCGCAGATGTACAAACCTCTGGACTCAATTCGTGCGAAAAGCATCGAACTGCCAGACGGTAACATCCACGAGCTCGGGACCTTCTCGACCATGGGAAACGGATTTACTTTTCCCATGCAAACGCTGATTTTCGCTTGCATTATTGAAGCTGCGTACGAGGAGTTGGGTTTAAGTACCTACAACTTCGGAATGATCCCGTCATTCTCGGTTTTCGGCGACGATATTGTATGTGTAAAACAAGCATACGATAAAGTGCTGGGTCTCCTTGAATGGTGCGGGTTCCGTGTTAATAGGACCAAATCCTTTAATACGGGCAGTTTCAGAGAATCGTGCGGGCAGGACTTCTTCAAAGGCCATGATGTTCGTGGCGTTTATGTAAAGAAGTTCTCCCATGAAACTCACAAATTCTCAGTCTTCAACCGCCTTACTCGTTGGTCTGTTCGTAATGGTGTTGATCTCAGTGATCTTCTACGTCATATTAAAGGACTGGTTGAGTTTCGACCAGTCCCTTTCGACGAATCGGATGCTGCTGGAATCAAAGTGCCATATGGACTCTCAGGCCGGTCGACGCGCTGTGACGGAGCAATCCGCTACAAGTGCTACAGACCGAAACCCACGAGATTCTCGACCAGACGCTACGATGACAACCCCTTGGCACTAGAGTTAGCTGCTCTTGGGGGGTATATCAAAGGCAGTTCGCGGCTTACGAGTAGCTTGGGGAATGATGGTGTTATGCTAAGATACCATCACCTCTTCAAGCCTATGCCTGACAAGGTACCCGTAGGGAGTGTGACCGTGCGGGATTCACCGGGAGGTGATCCGCGCGTCAAACTCAAACGTTGTTCAACCCATTCGTGGGATTGGATACCGCACAAGGGACTGACACCCCTTGACTACCAGATTGTCTTGCTTGATATACTAAGCTGACAAAACAGTAGCCGAACTTGGGCGGTCATAAGCTTCAAATATGACCGCCTCAACGGACCCGTCTAAACCCTCTAATCCGGACTTGGC